CGATATCATCGTCATTACTGTCACCAGCAGCAAGTGCTATAGTGCCTTGTGCTACACGAACAACTCCGTGTAGAAGGGCAGCATCATTAGCAACCTGAGGAGCAGCTTCGTAATTAGCTACTAAGTCTGAGTTTTTAGTACCCATAATTTTATCTCCTATCTATTATTCATCACACGGAATTTGGAATACTTTATTTTCTTCCATTCTTACCGCACCAATACTCATGCATGTATACACTTGAGTTGCATAACTTTTGTCAGGTCGAACATCAATTTTAGCAGTGATGTCTTTGCCAACTCCAAGTTTGATAGCATCTTGTGTAAATGCAAATATTAGACGGTCATCCGTATTTGTTGCGTCAAAGTTAAGTCTATTAGACATAATGAATTTGAAACCCATAAAGGAATCTACATCACCAGCCGCTAGAGCTTTTACAGTTGCAAAATCTGAACTTGTGACTTGAGTTGTGCCAAGTAGGTCTGCAATCTGAGTTGCCCCACATACAATGTATCTAGGGATTGAAGGATCTACATCATTCAAATCGAAGAACTTTTTAGCTGCAATCATTTTTGCAATTGTTAGTCCATCAGTTTGAGATGCTGTTGAAAACTTACTAGCAGTTGGTAATGCAACAGAAGTTGCACCAGCAACACCAGCTTGTGCTGATCCTTGTAAAGCAGAAATGATAACATCATCCATTGATCTTCCCATTGCAGCAGCAGCAGCTTTTGCATAAGAAGAAGTTGGATCAATTAGCATTCTTACTTTGTCTTGATCGTCAATTAAATCGGCCCATTCGTAATCGGACAAACTTAATCTACGTCTTGAGTGCGGAGTGTCAATTTGTGGCGTATCTGCATGTCTTGACGTTCTTTGTTGGGCCGCAGTAATTCCGACCTGATCGTAGAACGAATTTTTGCCCGTCACAGTTTCAACATCCACAGCAGCTCTCAAACGGCTTCCCATTTGTTGAGCTAACATAGCCACGTTAGAACTATACTGTTCTACGAAGGCTGTGGTTATTTGTGTTGACATAAAATGTCTCCTTGTTGTTAAGTTTAAGTTTTATTGTCAGCCAATTATCCCGTAGGGTTGTCTTACATTTAACACCTGGTAGGTGATAGTCTGTCCTATTGTCTTTTAGAGCTGGTAAACCAGTTGTTCTAAATAGTGGTTAGCCTGAGACTATTTCTCTCAATGCTAAAACTTTTTGCACCGTTGCCTCGTGTTGAGGATCCATCTTGTTCCAGTACGGACTATTAGGTGCAGTTAAATCGTTTATTTGTTGTTGCATACCAGCATTTGACGCAGCTGAATCTTTATCACCAACTAAAGTATCTTCTGATACGACAGTTGCAATTTTATTCAAACCACGGATCAATGATGCGTTGTCACCAAGTAAAGATCCATCTGCAAGTTGTACGCTAAATATATCTTCACCTAAGAATTGTTTTGCAACATTGGATGCCTTGTTAAGATTTTCTTCGTAACTTCGGCCCCATTCTTCACGCAATGTTCTTGAGCTATCTTCTTGTGCTAGTATAGCATTGTTTTCCATATCAACCATCGATTGACTTGATATGCTATTATAATAATCAAGCAGTCCTTGTGCTTGTGCTGGTGACAATCCATGCTTGTGAGCTGTTTCTTTAAAACTACTCATCAATTGTTCATCAATTTGTTCACCTTCAGCAAGTTCTGCTTTTAGTTCATAACCATTTGGATCTGACGGCCTACCTAATTTATCGTAGATGTCACTCCATTCTTCTTCAGTTGTATTAGCTCCTGGCACTACCATCTTGTCTTTGCCAATCATTGACTCAGCATTAATGTAGCTTTTTGCTAATGTTGATACGTCACTAAATTTTTCTAGTGATGCATTTGTTTTTAGTTCCTCTGGTAAACTGTCTCTCCAGCTAGCTTCTGCTACTGGAGCTTCTGTTGCAGTTGACTCAGACGGTTGGCTTTGTTCTTCGACAGCCGTTACCTGATCTTCTGACATAGTTGTCTCCTTATGTTATGATTAAATAAATTAAAATTAATACGATAGCAGCTGAGATAATTTTTATTTTTTTATCTGCGTTCCACCATAGTAAAAAGTATTGCTTTAATTCTTCCATTAAATTTTCCTATTTAAAATGTTAATAATAAACAAAATGACGGCACGTTGACCTTCCATAAAAGCTGACTCATGTGAATCATTCTTTACATTGGTTGTGCTAAACAAGTGGCATCGTCTTTGTAAATCTTCTAAGACTTTTGCCCCTTCTTCACTTTCAAAAGTTAGCTTGTATGATTTAACTAACTCTTTTAATTTTTCTTCATTTTGTTCTTGTTCTAAGTTCTGATTTTGTTGCTCATCAGCCATATTATTTCTCCTTTAGTTGTTGACAGCTTTGACCATCGGAGCTGCTGCACCAGCTGCTTGTGCTTGTTGCATCAACTCTTGTTGTTCCGCTGCTTGTTGTTCGGCTTGTTGCCGTTCTTGTCTGACTTGTTGTACTTCAGCATCAGATTTCATAATCTTAGCTGGTAGTCCTAGAACATTTTGCACATACTTAGCCAAACCGTCAGAGTCCAAATAATCAAGCACTGGAGCAAATTGTGACATAGCTCCAAAGATTTCAATTCCACGCATAACGGAATTAAGATCACTTGATTTTTGTGCTTTGGCTAGTGGACTTACATATTCAATCTCAACATTTTGTTCTGCTAATATTTCAGGTGCTGGTCTGAATATGTTTTGTCGTTCTAAGATATTGTACACCCGTTCAATCAACGGCTGTAATAGTTCTGATTGCAATCGACCTAACACTGGGCCTAGCAATCTCATTTTTTCTTCATTACGTTGCAACACTTCTGTTGCTGTCATGTTGCCACCTTGTGATGTTAGCAACTGATCTACATAAAATGTTTTTTGTATTGCAAGTTGTCTGTCCTGGATCATGTTAACAGTTACAGGATTGTTTGCTCCAATCTGTAATGGCTCTATACGATCTCTTGAACCTGAACGGTAGAAGTTTAAACCACCTGGCACTGTCCTGACTGGTAACATAAAACCGTCATCAGGAACCATAAGGGGAGGATCTATTTGTTTCTGTGCAGCTTTGATTGTTACCTCAGACATTTTGTTTAACATCTTTACGTCAGGCAGTGCATTCATAGAAGGTGATCTTCCATAAATTTCATAACTAGCTTTTAAATAACGTGGCACAACGTATGGAAACTCATTGAAACCACTTTCACTTATCATGTGAACATCATCAGGATCTACATAACATGACTTAAATGGCATGTTCTGTGTATCTTTTTTCTTTTCGTTGTATGTGTCTCGTGGCATGACTGCGTGCAATATGCTTACATCTGCATCAACATCTTTTTTAAATTTATTTAAAATGCCAGCACCTACGTTTTCTTCACCAAATAAATTAACAGCAGCTCTTGCACTTAATGTAAAATGTCTAAAGACAGTATCAACTTGTCCTTTTTCATTCTCAGCAATAAATATTTCTTTAATGTGTCTTGTATTAAAACGAACTAAGTTTTTTTCATCAGGGGAAACAAACATGGCAGATGTGCCAAAAGAGATTAGATCTTGATACAGTTCCTGTATTTCTTGTTGAAAGTTGGATCTGTTAAATGCAACGTACATATCTTGCGTTACGGAGTCTAACCATTCTTGAGCTTCATCGTTTTCAGATAACAATGGATTTTTAAATGCAAGTGTAAACCAAGGTGAAGCTGCGTTAGTCAGCATGCCATGTAAACTTGAACTTAATAGCTCTAATGCGTGGATGGCGGTTCCATCAAATATAACTTCCGATCTCTTATCACCACGAGTACGTTGTGTAGTGATGTCAGCTTTACGAGGTAGCATGTAATCAGCTATTTCTTGCCAATGACTTTCCCATGTTGACCGATTTGTTCTAAGTGTAGCAAAACGGTTCACTAGCATTTCTGCGTTTTTGTTTTTCATATTAGCTTAACAGTGTTGGCTTGTATGTTGGTGCGTCACCACCAAGACCCATTGATGTTGTTTCAATCAATGAAGATTGTCCTGGCTTTTTCTTTTTCTTAGCAGCTTGGACATCTTGTGCTATGTCTTGAGTTTTAGTCGTTTGCACTTCAGTTGGTGTCATTTTAACTGGTGCTGGTTTACGACCTCCTATTATTCCACTCATAGTGTTCTCCTTAATTATGATTTTTTATTTCTGTTTGCAAAGTTTCGTGCAGCAGCAACACTACCGAAACCCCATTTTTTTAATGCCAATGCTTTTCGTGTAGGACTGCCATCTGGCTTTTTCATAGGCCCCTTCATTCCAGCAAATCGTGCTGCAAATGAAACACGTCTTGGATTAGTTCCTTTGCTTACTGGAGCTTTAACTCCAAAATGTTTTCTACCAGCTGCGTTTAATCCACCAGAAGGACTTTGATGTTTTTTAAGAGCCACATTATGCTCCTACTTTTTTTTGTGCTATTTTATGTGCAGCTGTAAATGTTTTGCCTTCTAGCATTTTCTTTTCCATCAATGACATGTGTTTTTTTGTGTGATGTACAGAATGCTTTTTTAGAGTTTTAGCTTGTCTTTTAGTTAGCTCTTTAACCATTTTTATTTACCGTATGGTTTTTTGGTTTTTTTCTTTTTTGTTTTTTTTACTGGTGGTCTACCTTTAGTTGAGCCGTATGTTCCTGATCCGTATGGCATGGCTTTCTCCTTATGATAATAAAGTTTTTTTAGGTTTTTTTCTTAGTAATGCAAAATCTTGTGCATCTATTTTGTTATTATTATTTGCATCAATTTTTTTTTGTTTGCCTTTTAATTTTGTTTTTGGTTTTATTTGTTTCATAAAATTAACCCATTAATGTTTTCTTTGGTTTCTTTGCTGTCTTTGCAGCTCGTTTAAAATTAGCAGCAGTTGGTGATCCTGGTGATCCAGGTTTTCTCATTTTCTCACCTGAACCCCCTTTGATTCTTCTGCGTTTTGCATGAATGTTGGCGTAAAGCCCTGGTTTTGTAGCCATAGTGTTGTCCTTATCCTAGTAGTGATGGTTTGTATGAATCATCGTCTTTGTTTTGCAATCCACTGTTTGATGTCAGTATGGTTGCTTTTTTGCCACGCCTTCTTTTTTCCTGTACCTTTGGATCTTCTTTTGCCATCGATCCCGATGGTGTCAGCATAACTCTAGGTTTTGGTGGAGGTGGCATTTTTGGTGCTTTAAATATACTCATTGTATTCCTAATGGGTTGTAGCTGTTGTCAGCTGTTTGTTGTTTAATCTGATTGTCATCTCGTAATTCTTCTAAGCCTACAGCTAGAACTCTCATGCTGTCACAGGCATGACTTGACCAATCATGCACAGGTTTAGAATTAAAGGTTTGCAAGGTGTCATTGTACTTGCGGTGATAGTTCCTTAAGGCATCTATCAGTTTCTTACAATTGTCGACATCTATCCAACAACGGTTAAGCAACAGTTGTGTATAGTGTATTCCATCTTCTATGCTGAGCTTAGGTACAATTTTAAATCGTAAGCCCAGCTCGTATGCAATCTCACGTCTTGATTTACCGTTTGTAAACTCACGTTGTTCTAAATCGTGTGGGCCGTAATGGTTGTTGTAAACGTAATCTTTGCTATTTATTAAATTAATATAGTGGGGCAGTCCTTCGTTACTGCTTTCATAGTAGTCAATAAGGTGTATGGCTTTGCCTACTTGTTGAAAAAATATAATGACTGTTTTATCTGATATGCCAATATCCCATGCTGTGCTGACCTGGTAGGTCGGATCATAAGGTACACGGCCAACTTGTTTTCGATCTTCTATCTTTTCTATAACGTCACCGTAAATAGCACCTTCTAATGCTGCTACCCAATCACATTCAAACTCTTGTCTGTATTTATTCTTACCCATCAGCTCAAGAGCTGCTTCTAATTCATCTTCATCAACAATGTTTGTTTCAGATGCTTTTGCTATTTTTGTGTACCACGTTTTATCTTTTAGTCCGTGTTGGTACTTAGCATAGAAATCATTTGACATTCCTTGGGGTGTGCCAACGAAGTAACAAAAACCTTTTCTATCTGATAGAGCTGGTCTAATGACTTCAGGAAACAGCCGTGGATTAATTTGTGCGTACTCATCACAGATGATACCATCAAAGTAACTACCCCTTAAACTGTCTGGGTTTTCAGAACCAAGCAATACAATCTTAGCACCGTTTGGAAACGTGCAGCTTAGTTCTTGTTCGTTAAATTTGGTTCCAGGTATGACACCGGCATAAAATTTTAAATAGTCAAATATAATTGCTTTTGTTTGTTTGTATGTCGGGCCGATGTATGCGTACCTGGGGTTCCACATATCGTTAGTTAAAGCTCGTTTAATTAATTCGTTAATACATAAAACGGATTTTCCGGCACGCCGATGAATTGAGAGTACCGCCCATCTGTGTTTGCTTAACTCTGTATGTATTTCTTGTTGCAGCTCTCGTGGGCTGTACGGAATTGTTATTTGCATTAGTGTAATGTTGGCTGATCACCGTATAGATCCATCAGGTCTATATTTAATTGATTGCATATATGCTCGGACACATCTCTACCGTGTATAGAATTACGAAAGCCTGTGATGTTTATAAACACACTCTTTGTGCCATCGTCATAAAACACCATTGCAATTAAATCTTTAAGATCTTCATCCATGGGTGGATCCATTAATTTCCTATCATATATATACTACTAACCGCACCGCCGGTTTCGGGGTGTGGGGGGCATGTCCGGTCAAAAAAAGAGTCGGCTTTAGCGGACAAAAAGCCTAGGGTTTCTGCCGATACAAAGCCAAGAGTCCTGTCATTATGCTAGACTACGCACCAAATAATTTTAAAAAGTAAGGCATATGGTATGGATCAGCTGCACCATTCCTACATTAGAATAGTTCTAATGTATCGAACCCCATGACGTGTGCGTGAGAAGTGTGCATCCACGTTTATTATATGGGAGATCTTACTTAACTTCTGCTACTGGCTCAGCACTCCAAGCAATAGTTAGCTTACTATCAGACTTAACGTCAGCCTGGATCTTATCACCAAATGTACCGACCAATAACTTTGACGCAAGCCACCTGGATTGATGCATGCGTTCACGCAATAGTTGAACATCTTGTGGCTTAATATTATCTGACATCAACTGTTCATTCATTTGATCAATCAATGACCAAGCTCCAAGTTGTCGTGCATCCATTACTTGTTTTTTAATTTCTTCATCATCCCTCATCCAACTGTAAACAGTGGTGACAGCTGGCATGTCCTTATCCTTGCAGATCTTCGACAGTGGATCTCCGCTCTGCAATCTTTCGATAATGCTCGATAGTTTCTCTTTTAACATTTTTAAGATTCAATATTGATTTGTATTTACCTTGTGCTGTCGTAGCTCCCTTAGACAAGCCACCATGCATACGACATCTTCCATTTTCTAAAGCCTTAGCTTGACAGGGGAGTCCAGTTGAACGTGCATAAGCACCGCAGATCTGTTTCTTGGAAGGTCTACCTACCATAATGGCTTGTCATTTACAAAGAAGGAAAATCATTACGCAAAATATACCTAATGATAATTAAATCTTTATGTGATTTTGTCGATCATGTCTAGTAGTTTTTTATCGTATGCAATTAAATATTTTATGAAGATAACAGTCTCTAAATATTTTTCTTTTACAGTGTGTCGATGCATCTTTAATTTTTTAGCAAGATGTGTGTAAGGTACTTTCATTGCTCTCGACCACATCAGTTTTCTATCCATTGGGGTAAGCAACGGATTGATATTGAATAAAACAAACTCATATCGTGCAATTTGTTTAGCTGATGCAACAATTTTAGGCTCTCGTTTCTTCCATGCAGCATGATCTGATGCGTCATGCACAATGTCAAACTGCATAGCACTTGCACCTTTACGATACGCAGATGGTAGTTTTTTGTCAGTTTCTATAGCTTCTGCAAATAAATCTACGATCCCAGCTGCGGAAATTGTTTTAGCCAATCATCTCTCCTCTCGTGTGTTTCATCCATCACCTCACGCCAAAACTGAGCTTTTTTATCAGATGATAAGTTGTTTAAAAATGTTGTGAGCTTGTCTCTTTGTTTTTTCGGAATACGATTCTTTTTGGAGCTTTCTTTTACAGCTGACTTGTAGAGTAGATTAGATTGTTTACTTACCCCCCTTAATATATCTTTAACAGCATCTCCCTGTCTGTCACTATGTCTAGATATATCTATCTTAGATATCTTAGATAGTTTAGATATACTAGGTTTGTTAATATATACACTTCCTGGCACATCTGACGTAATGAGATAGTTGGGCCTGTATGCACATGATGATTGCAGCCTCTTTGACACTATGAACTTCTTATCTCTAAGCTCATTTAAACAGCGTATGATAGTCCTACGAGAGAAGTTTAGATCCTTTGCAATGGTTGAGTGTCTCGGATAGCACTTGCCGTATTTGACATAGAAGCGTTCCAAATACAGGTACACAATCTTTGCATTACTACTCAGATCTTCTTTGATGAATTTGTCCAGGCTACTCAAACACACAACCTACTTCTATGCAGATTAATTCTAACTGATACCTGGCAATTGATATTTCTGACCACATCGTATCTAAGGTGCTGTGCAGATATGCCAAATACGCACATCCCCAAACAATACCAGCAAGGATAACAATCCCAATGGTGACGCAATAAAAAAAATGTATGTTCATGGCAGCTCCTTAATGTCGTTTAAGTGTTCAACAGGCACTCCATAAAACATTGGCCTGTTATGATTTTGTCGTTCAAACTGTTTTAATTTACCTTCTTTAGCAAACACCCAACCCACAACCTCGTACCTCAAATGGGAATGCGTAAGCACAAGGATGTGGATCAGCTCTGGGGGAGAGTCTGGTTTAATGACTAAAAAATTAGCCTCTTTGTAGTTGTCAATGGTGTGATGGTCTTGTGACTTAATCTCTAAATTACCAAGATCAGGTCTGCTAAATGTATTGATAGCACCATCCCAATATATATTTAAGCATTTGCCTACGGCAAGCTCAGCAACGGAAGATATAACAGACGTGCCAACATCATTGCGTGGTGTCCATACGCTGCCATAACGATCTTTGTGTCCTAATCGTAACGACTCAACCTTCCTACGAAAGCCAACGTGACCAGCCATTTCATATTCATGCCAGGTTAAATCAACGAGCATTGGCTTTGTCCTTCCAATACGCAACTTCACGTTTTAAATCATCTACTTGTGTTTCAAGTAAATGCAGCTTCCGTTTCTCACTGATAGGCTTGGCTTTGACTACATAGTCCTGAACTTTACGAGCAAATCGACCTGTGTTGTCGTGTTTGATTTCACAATGACCGCACACATAACGTCTCTCATTTTTGTGGCTATACAATGCTATACCACAATGCTTGCACGTTCCTTGGTTATGCAAATATTTTATATCACCAGCCATACTCATCTTGCGGATCCATCAATTGCCTCATTCGTTAATACTGTTATTTTTTGACACCAATCTTTAGGAATAGTTATGGCACGGCCAGTTGTGCCATCTGAACAAAAGTCAGCTGACATGGTGTACCATTTGTCTGTTTCATTAATGATCCAGCCTACAGATTGCACAGGCTCTGCCTTTGACTGTTTCATTTTCTTGAGATCATGCCATCCAGTGTCACTGTCCATAGCATCAAGCCAGTTGATCCTGACTAATTTGTATTGTGCAAGATTAAATTTCTTTGCCATTGGCTTCTCGATACACGTTTATAAAATCATTAGCCGTGACAGCTTTGTTAGTTCGATCTTCAATTTGAATTAAAACATCTGGTCTTGGAAAACGAATCCCTTTGCAATAACGCATTGCTTCATTGGCATGTTTTAGCCCCAATAAATCAGCTAAACCCTGATAACTTAGCTTTGTCAGCTGTCTATATTCCTTCAATTGCATAATAGATTCAAATTGATAGTAGTTTTTACGTCACGTCAAACGAACAGATTGACAACCTAGATAGAACATTTATATTTAACCACTTAGGATTAATATGGCTAAGATAAGCAACCCATTTACAGGTAACATGTCAGTTAAGGATGTTTTGTTTCGTAACAAAATAAATCAGACTGAATTGTGTCAGAAACTTGGCTTTAGTCGTGAAGCATTTAGCAAGGTAGTTAATGGACATCGTGATTTGTCAGTACACAAAGCAAAAGCCATTGCAGAATTGTATGACCTGGATTGGAGAGATTTTTATGAGAAACCATCTGATCGTTACAAACAAGTAGATGGCAAGATTAGTAATTTAATAGTAGAAAAATGTAAGGAAAATATATTTATTGTAGCACCTAAAGAATGGCACAATAACTCACTTTTTTACATTATTGATCATAAGTATGGACAGTGGAACCAGTATGTTTATGTGTTTGAAAAACGCACACATCAATTTAATCCAAAAATTTTAGATGAAGGATTTGCACTGTTTACTTTTAAAGACGGTTTACAAGTAATAGGTGAATATAATGGTTATGATGACCCAAATGGTCAAATGATTTCTATATACAATGCTGAGACACACACTTGGCATACATATAAAGTTAATAAGATAATTCACGTTCAGATGGCTAAAGCCTTACTGACACCAAATAAAAAATAATTACATTTTCGAATCATAGTGCATGCTGTCGTTTTCTAACAGCAATATGTATGATTAAAATCTAATAGTAAAAAAAACTACCTTTTTAATTACTAAAAACATTGTCCAATTGTAGCTTATATGTTCTAGTCTTGTTTAACAAACAAAGTAGGAAATTTAATGCAACTGAAAAGCCAACAATTACCAAAGAATCAATCAGATTTTGACAAACTTGTACAGCAAGGTGATTCGGTACATTACACAGCTTTTAATTTTGATCATCATAGTTGGAGCCAATTAAATATTTCATCAGATGGGCATTGGGCATGGAAATATTTTAAAGTTGATCAAGATATAAGAAGGCAATTTAAGTTTGAAGCTAAACCAAGACTAGGTGTAGCAGTTGGAGGTGGTGTAGCTTTAGTATTTGCTGATCGTTTATGGACTAACAATTCACAATATATTGATATTGATAAATTATCATTTAGACAATTTTTACTGTATGTGCAAGCTGAGCTTAATAAATACAAACCTATGTTTGATGAAAAAGAAGAAGCTCAACATGAATATCATAAAAAAATAGCAAATCGAATAGCATACAATTTATACAAAGCTATAAAAAGTTTAGCAATGAAGGGGCCAATTGAGTCAGAAGCTAATCGTTATGTAAATCTTGGCACTGACATTGATGTGTTGGGTCGTACTGATTTAGAAAATGAAACTATGGTTGTAGAAATAAAAATTTTACCACCAAGACGAGGCAAATTAAAAAAAGATGGCACTTATGGGTTTAGCACACAATCTATAAAAGAGCCTAAGCTAGACCATGCACGTCAGGTTTCTGGTTATTATGCAATGTGTAATAAAAAAAGACCATTTCTAGTTTATGCAAATGAAAAAGAATACACAATATTTGATCCAAGTAATTGTGACACACTGACAGAAGCTGCAATGCTTGATCATTTAAAGTTTTACAAAAGCAAAGCCAAACAAAGAGAAAATTTATTAAAACAGTCAGAAGGTGACGTTAATAAATTATTGTCTATGACAGATCCACAGTGGGATCATCCGTTTTATTGGAACATTGGTGATGAATTTGTAGAACAAGCAAAAATTGATTTTAACAAAGCATTGGAAAATTAAAGGAGGATCAACAAATCTTATGACTAAGAAAAAAGACAACAGTGTTTGGGCTACTTTGTCTAAAGTGAACTGCAACAAACATATAAAAGGTAAAAACGATTTAAAATATTTGTCCTGGGCATGGGCATACGGAATACTAATGGAGCATTATCCTGATGCTACATATGAATTTAGAGAATTTGATGGATCTGATGTGCTGTACTATAAAAATGGTACAGGATCTGTGCATTGTTCCATAACCATAGAAGGCAAAACTAAATCTATGTGGTTGGCAATTTTTGATTACAAAAATGCAGCTATTGTAAATCCATCATCAGTACAGATTGCTAATTCTAAAATGAGATGTCTAACAAAGTGCATGGCTATGTTTGGACTAGGCCATTACATATACGCAAATGAAGATTTGCCACAAGATTTATCAGGTAACACTGATAAAGAAAAAGAAGCTGAACTTTACAAATTGTTTGAGGATGCTTCACAATTAACCAAACTTGAATCGATTGTAAGAAAACAACCTTACAATGCCTGGATTACATCATTGAAAAAAAATGACGAGGCAATGTATATGAGAATATTTGAGCAATATGATTTAAGAGAAAAAACACTAACGGAAGGAATAAAATCCAATGGACAATGAACGCATTGCAACAGTCAAGTTGTACCCAGCTGACGCAAGTAAATTTAAACAAAATCCGCCAGCTTATACTGGGCCAGCAACGGTCAATGGTGATAAAAACTATAGAGCTTCTGCATGGAAACAAGAAGATAGTAAAGGCAACATGCATTTATCTGTATCAGTGCAAAAGCACACACCAAAGTCAGATGGTTATAAATCAAATGATAACAATGACACACCATTCGACAACCAATTCTAACATAAAGGAACACGAGTCTAGGTACATCCTTGTGCCTAGGCCAAGTTTAGGCAATGACAGATATATTAAAAGAGGCAGAAAAAATATTTATGCAAAGGCACAAGCAATATGGAGATTTTGTACCAAGATTTAGGAAAACTGCTTTGCTGTATTCTGCTCTCCTTGGCATCAAAGTCGTTGGCAGCACATTGTGTAAACTTATTATTTTAGAAAAGATCAGCAGATCAGATCATACTTATTTAAAAGATAACTGGTTGGACATTATTAATTACTCACTCATGGGTGAGATACTTCAAAAACTTGAAGATACAGAAAAGAATGAAAAGGTAAAACCAATAAAATGACCAGTACACAAAAAAGAACTTTAGATTTTATAAAAGAGTTTTGGAATGACCATGGGTACAGTCCGAGCTTTCAAGAAATATCTAATCACATGCAATGGAAATCAAAAAGCACAGCACACATGATGATCAAACGATTGTCAGAACGCAATGAGATTTCATACATACCGGCAAAAGCTAGATCAATTAAATTAGTATGAGAATAAAAGTACCAAACAGAATGAAGTCCGTAGCCACCAGGCTGAACATAAATGACAGACGTGTGATAAGTCTGTTGGATTATCAAGAAACAGAAGCTGGATTAAAAATAATTGGCTCCTGGATTAAATTAAAAAAAGAAGAAACAGAACTTGGTCGTGAACTTACAGCATCAGGTAAGCTCGTTTCATTGCTATTGCAATACGGCTGCCCTATGAAAGAAATTGCAGATACCTTAACTAAAGATAGTTATTGTGGTGCAGTGACAAACTATGTTGAAAAAAATGTAGTTGATATTTTATGTGGCAACCAACCAGAAAAAACACCAAAGCTCAATACAGATCCATACAAGATTAAGCAGTCGTGAGAGATAATCAATTGAGGTGTGACTGCTGCAACAGGCTATTTGATGCTGTGGTTCAACATAAGTCTTTTGTGTGGGAATACGATGAAAATGGCATGGAACGCATTTTTTGTGTGACTTGCACGAAAAAAAACGCACAGAGAAGCTCAAATATGGAAAGATTTAAGAGGAGCCTACCCGTAAGACCCCCCCAAATTGTAGTAAAAGTAGCTTAATAACTAAAAGCAAAATTACTTGCACTTGATATGTCACGCACAAGTTTCTGTCTATCTTTTAGTGGGTAAATCAAATGACCATATACAGTTTCAGTAAATGTATATGATGCATGACCAAGCACTGTAGATATTTCTATTGTGCTGACTTCTTTGCCTTGGAACTTAGCAAGGTCAATAAGACTAGATGCATAGTAGTGTCTTAAACAATGAATAGATCCTTTAAAATTTACACCAGCTGCCTTCTTATATTTATCAAATTTATTCCAAATGTGTTGTCTTGAGTGAGGTGTATTAGCAGCACTTGGAAATATCAAATCTGTTTTGACACCTTTAACCTGGCTGTTATGTCCTATGGTTGGCACAACATCCATCTGTGATCTTAAATTTAATAACTCATTTTTAAGATCTTCGTGCAATGGTATGTCTCTATTGGCACGTTTTGTTTTCAACCTGGTTGTTAATTTATTAGATTGATCTGCTTGTTGTCGTACCAATATAAAGTTATCAATAAAATTTATATTACTAAATGTAAGACCACGCAGCTCAGATACTCTCATACCTGTAGTAGCAGCTAACTTATAAAACAATCTCCACTTAGGACTAGCAACTTTTAATATAGAATTAAACTCATTTATTGTAGGTATTATAACCTCAATAACATCTTCATCTGTATCAGTATTGGTTGCACCACTATCATATATGTAGTCTGACATTGGATTGTCTTGTATTATCTTAGACTTTTTGCATGTAGTGTACGCATATTTTAATGCTTTCATTGTCTTATGTACGGCATCAGTTGACCATGTTTTTGACAATTCTTTTTCTATTTGCAAGCAATGATGCATAACAACAGTGTAATGTTTGTTGCCATACTCTGTGTCTGACACTCGTTTTAATAGATTTCTGTAACCAGACAATGATGCCTTTACACGTTTAGGTTTTGGCAAATCAACTAACTTTTCAAACTCTATTATAAACTTATCTATAATCTCATTGACTGTATAATCAGCATTTATTAAATAAGTTGTGTCAGTTTTGACAGCATCATTCCATTCATCAGCATAGTCTTGTGCTAATTTTCTGGCAACTCGTTTACCATACTTATTAATATTAAAATCTTTTGAACCGTTAGATGTAACAACTCTATAAACCTTGCCGTTTTTTAGTGGGCCTTGTACTCCAATCATTTATAACTCCCCAAATATTTTTTTAAAATATTGAATATAAGCAACAACCAACATGTAACCTACCACTGCTATGAGTGGTAGAATTACAAAATGTAATAATGCTTCCATTATATGCTGCGTATTTTTTTGATGTTGTAGCCATTAGTATTGAACTGCCTAATAGCTTTTATTTTATCATCGTTGCTTAGTGATAAAGCCTTCTGATAATAATTGTTTTTTTCTTCAACAGTTGCAAACCCAAGAGGGTGATTTAACATCATGCCCTTGTGCAAACCTTTGTTAAAGTTATCAATCATAATCTCTTTAAGATTATCGTTCATGCTACCTCCTTTGTATGAATCAATTGTAGCTTATTTGTTACAGTTACAAATCTTAATCCATAAAGGATATATGTCAAGTAGGGGTAGGGGTATGGTATGGATTGCAAATTTTTATTTACAAAAAGGGTAGGTTTTGTGGGATTTTTTACTAGGTAAGATATGATGTGACACAAATGATATATGTGAGTTTTCCTAGTTTTTTTATGTTACTATTTATTTTTTATGAAAGTTCGAGTCCCGTCACTCCCGCCATTTTTAATAATAAAATCAATTATTTATTTTAAGTGGTAGGGATTTTGGTAGGGATTTGTTTTTTTATTTTTTTAATTTTTATCCTTAAACGCACTTAGTCTTGTTCGTATTCAGTAAAGCAAGACGAATCATTTCTTGGATTGTGACATAAATACTGTTTATGAATTTTAGGAAACATTAGTTCTTTGATAACAAACGAATCGTTCCGGTATATATCTGTACCGCAATGCTCACACTCTCCGAGCTTTACGTTAGCAAACTTTTTGTAGGCCATTACTCTATAATTTTTTTAATCCTTTTTCTGTCACCCATGTCGATCTCAATTTCTGCTGTGACTTGTTTGCATTGCATTGAGATGCCATCTTGATCCTCACCAATTTGTCGAGTAACAATGCGTTTCTGTTCCAGGCAGTCAGCCATACCGCTAGTAGGCACATACTCTATAATCTTCCCATTGCTTATCATTAATATTGCAAACACCACTTCAATCATGTGTACCGTTGTTTCTTAACTTGTCTGTTATGGTTTCCAAATCAATAACACGTTCTTCTAAAAACTGTGTGTGCATATCTACTTTATCAATCATTGGAAGTTTACCTTCTACATCTGTTTTAAGTTTGTCATGTTCTTTGGAGATAAATTCCAATAACATATATTGTTCTTGGTCGATTGGTTTTTGTTCAGCTGCTTTCAGTAAGTCAGCTTGCATCAGTTGTAGTTCTGTTTCTATAATATTAAGTCGTTCAATGACACCAAACCCGAACCAAGCACCAATAACAACAGCACCAATAATAGAGATAAGATTACGAGCTGGCATTGAGATGGAGGTGTTTTCACTTACTTTCATACCTCATCCAATTCAACAAACTTGCCTTCACAAAAATGCTCAAATGATTTCATTTGCATTCCATCTAGGTGTCTAAATTTTTTAAGTAAGCTATCAACAAGCATGACTTTGTTATCAAACAAATATTGTTTGCATGCATCGTCAGATATAAATTCTATATCTTGTAAGTAGGTGTTTCTAGTTTGATCACCTTCGTACCACATCATTACTGTTAGGATCCAAATCATTTTCTCATTTTGTTTAGAGTTGTTACTCCAAATGCTCCACCTACTATTGTTAATATTATGATCCAGTAATAATCATTGGCATTGGCTAGTATCTGCCATCCACGATCCATAAACGGTTGCAATGGGCCAACAAAGTGAGCAACAAAAATTAATGTAAACACGACAGTAATCCACTCATCTTTCCAACTATTTTGTGTTTGTCTTACTTGCTCTAGCTGCACACCAATCTTTGCAATATCTATTTCTTTGGCAGCTTGTATTTCTTTTGCTTTTATAATTTTATCTTTTTGCAGCTTGTGTTGTATTGCACCAACTGTTTTCTCAGTTACAATTTTTGCAATAGGATTGCTCATCAATCCACCAGCCAAACCCATCAATGGTTTTATCAATAATAAAGGGTTCATAATCCTAATCTTCTTCTTGTATGTTTGTTCTTTGGTCTTGATAGTTTGCTCTTGCCAATGCTTGTCCGTTTTGGAGGCCCTGGCACATGAGCTGTATAGTTCTTAGTTCTTTTCATCTTCGTCTAATCGTTTCCAAAATTCATCTAATGCGTTATGCTCACACATGCTGCACGCACACACTTTACATTGTCCATTGTTTCCACAATGGCAATCGTGTTCACAGTTCCGACACTGCATTAATATTTCCAAATCGTAGGTTCTTCACGTCTATCCAGGTGTATAAACGATGGAACATTAATTCCAATTCCTGTCCACCCGTGATCAAGGGCAACTTTTAAAATGTGTACAGCAGACGAACCTTGTGCTGCTATATCAACGGCTCCTTTATTATGCTGACCAGGAGTGGACTTTCGTGCCTCAATGGGATGTTCACTACACCTATAACCTGATGTTATAGTTAGTGGCATATCTACAGCCTCTCTTAATGTTTGAAGCTCCGTGAGAAATTCAAGTGGTAAATCCATTGAGCCACAATGCTGACACGCAAGTTCTTCGTAACTAAAGTTTGGGTATCTAGCTTGATGCTCGTTGAATTGTAATTTTGTTGTTATCTGTATCGACATATAATATTTCTACCAGCAATGGCAGCTCCAGTTGTGCTTTTGACAAGCAACGATTAATGTTTGGGTTGTGTGTTGGTTTATGGTTTTTTCTTTTTGATGCATACTTCACATCAAAGTATCTTCTCTCACCATTTGTCTTATTTAGCGTGATAATATCTATGGGACCTAATCCACCCGCAGCTGTAAAGCATAGGATGTTAGGATCGTTTGCAAGGTGAGCTAAAGCCAGAGCTTCCGCCACCAAGCCGCGGGTATTGCTTAAAGCCATCTACATAAAGAAAGTCTTAATCAATAGTGTTACAAGGCCTGAAAACAAGATAGTAGAAACAGAAATCAGTATTTTAGTTAATACTCCAATGTCTCTATTGAGATGCCAAATATGATTGTTAGTTAATGTATCTATTTTTTGATTTATCAACTTTAACTCACCACGGATCTCCGTGATTGCCAACTTATTATCTTGCTCAGACATTGTATTAACTTAGAGTGCTGACATCAAAACTGTTGTCAACTGTATCTACTGCTGGTGGGTTCTTGTGAACATTATGTTTTTTATTAAACATATCATCCCAATGTGCCTCATCCATAAGTGTCAACAGTTCAGCTTTTGTATAATCACCTGGTACTTTTGATGGTACATCTATCTTTTCAGATTTACTAAATGTATGAGAAAAATCATCTTCAGTATATTTATACTCAACTGACCATTCTGTTACATTCCCATCAGCATTGACTTTAGGTTTAGCTGATACCCATGTTTTAGTTATTGCCATATTATTCTCCTTTTATGGTTTTTAGTTCTTGTTGTAGAGTTGTTACTTGAACCGACAACTCTTGTACGGCTTTTATTAATGCCCAATTAATTTCATCAGACTGTAAACTTAGTCTACCATTATCAGGATTTTCAATAATAGTATTTGGAAATATATCTATTGTTTCTTGAGCAATTAAACCTACTTGATTACTTTCAGGCATTTCATTATTTTCTAAAGGAATATCATTTTTACCTAATGGCATTTCACTTAACCTTCTATAGTTAAATGTTCTAACTTTTAATTGATTAATTTCATTAAGACCTTTATCATAATCTTTAATATTTTTCTTAACTCGTTCATCAGATGTTTGTGCCCAAGTTGTAGTGTTATTACCTTGAAAAACATTTCCACCATTTGCATTAATGAACCCTGTATTAGCTCCTTTACCTGTTGATGCATATCCAATTACAACTTCGTTGCTTACAGTAGCACCAGATGCCTGTGTAGCATCTCCAATAAATATACTGTTTCCTCCTGTGGTAATATTACTTCCAGCATTATGACCAATTCCTACTAAACTGCCACCATCAATAACAGATGTTAATGCGTTATAACCAACAGCAACACAAGCATCGCCAGCAGTTAAAGCATCTAAAGTAAAATTACCTATAGCTACGTTAAATTCACCGCCTGCTACTGCTCCACCAAGAGCTTGAGAACCTATACCCAAGTTGCTATTTTCTGTATCGTGGCCATCTCCAGCTTGTGTGCCTATAAATATAGAATCGTGAGAAGTAGTACAAAGTACTCCAGCGTTCAAGCCCATAAATATATTTTGATAACCAGTAGTAATATTTGCTCCAGCTTGATACCCTACTATACTGTTCCAGTATCCAGATGTAATATCGTGTGCAGTAAAGTGACCTACACAAGTATTGTTTAAACCACTATTACCTCCGCCAGAAGAGTCTATATTTGCATTGCTCATAGACTCATTACCTATTGCCATATTGTAATTACAGCCTGCATTAGCACCACCGCCAAAAGCATTGTCACCAATAGCTATAACATTGTTTGGAGTAGTAGCGGCATCTCCAGCTTTATGACCAATAAAAGTATTTTGACCGCCAGTAGTGATTGCAGTTCCAGCTTGATAACCAACTGCTGTACAGTTATCAGCAGAAGTTAAAGCATCTAGTGAATAGTTACCAATGGCTACATTAAATTCACCACCATTAACTGCACCAGAAAGAGCAACATAACCAATGGCTAAATTGTTTTCTTCTGTATCAGCTTGATTAAGAGTTTGCATACCAACACCTATGTTATAACCACCTGTAGTAACTCCAAATCCAGCTTCTTTGCCTGTAAATACGTTAGCAATACCAGTTGTGACTGCAGTACCAGCTTGATAGCCAATGGCAGTATTGCCATCACCAGAAGTCAAAGCATCTAGTGTTTGATTTCCAACAGCTACATTAAATTCACCACCATTAATTGCTGCACCAAGTGACGCTTTACCAATACCTAAGTTGTTTGTTTCAGCATCATGGCCATCACCAGCACTAGTACCTATAAATATATTATCACCACCAGTTGTAAGACCTTCACCAGCACCTTGACCAATTAAAACATTATTGTCTGCTGTTGTTTGTGCCCCTCCAGCATCTTCTCCAATAATAACATTAGCATCAGCAGAAGTTACTTCTGTACCAGCTTCCTTACCAATAATAACATTGTTATTTCCAGTAAATGCTCCGTTACCTGCCGCAGTTTTTCCTATAATCACATTACCTGTGTGTGTCGTTCCAACTCTAGCAGCATCTGCTCCAATAATAACATTATGTGAATCTGTTAAAGCATTACCTGCTCTGTAACCAATAACAACATTGTTTGTGTCATCAGTCATATCAGCACCAGCAATGTAGCCCATAATAGTGTTGTTGCCACCCGAAGTAATTGCTTTTCCAGCATCTTTACCCACCGCTGTATTAAAATCAGCATTAACTGCTACAGCTAAAGCATTTGCACCAATAGCTGTACTATCTGAACCTGCTTGTAAAGCTGATAATGCTCCATATCCAACTGCGGTGTTTTCATCACCAGACGTCAAAGCATCTAAACTTAAATTACCGATTGCTACGTTAAATTCTCCACCAGCTACGCTACTACCAAGAGCAGCCTGACCAATTGATAGGTTGTTACTTTCTGTGTCAGCACCAAAATTAGCTTGAACACCTATTGAAATATTACTAGCCCCAGTAGTGTTAGCAGATAAAGATTCTTTACCTATTGCTATATTATGGTCACCAGTCGTAATAGCATCTAAAGCTGAAAAACCATATGCAGTATTATTTTCTGCAG